CTTCTGCGAAAGATTAGTAAACCCACGAGGTCTGAACCAAGATCTGGAAACTTCGCAGAACGGGGGGGGTCGGGGCAGCCGACACTTTGGCCCCCCCCGAAGGGCCGGGGGGACCCCCCCCGTGATAGCGCCTCACGTACCTTCCTCGTCCACTCCAAGAGTCAGGCAGGTTGTTGCTTCTCCACTCAACCAGTTCAGATATTCTCTCATCGATGAACACCAGTTCGCGTGGATGGCCGTATTGTTGAACTCTCTCAGCGAATCTCCACTTAGCATATGCGACAAGGGACGTAAAGTTCCGTAAGAGTAAGCCTGGAGCCAGCTCTCTGCAAGTGTCCCAAAACGTCTGTTCGTCGTCGATTCGGACAAGCGTAGCCATCGCAGACTCAGACGAGCCATTTCCTCTTCCGCTGCCTGTTCTTCGGTCAGGTCGCTCGAGTCCACCTCCAACGACATCCCCATCTTTGATCGCATAGTCGTATGCAGTTTCAGGAGTTCCTCGAGATGGTGCAATGTTTGGATGGAACAGTCCCACATCCGCGAAAACATGTCGTCGGAATCTTCGTTTGCGTCCAAAGTCAACGAAAGCATGGAGGTGAGTACCCCCATCAGCATGACTTTCTCGCCCAATGATACACTCAGCCTCAAGAGAGGCAAAATGGTCGACAACATCGAATGGGTCAAGCCCATCGCACTGACTGTACGTGAAGAGGCCATAGCGTGAATGAAAATCGAAAGGTGGCATGTGGAAAAAAGTCCCTGGGTGAAAATAATGTTATACACCCAGGGACGGGGACACCCCGTCACATATAAATACCACCCGACCCCCCGTGTTTTTGCTGCGCGATTTGTGCGCCAATAGCAAAAATGCCTCAGTGCCCAGCCCATTGCCAATTTTGCCAAGAGGCCGCCAAGATCTTAGCTGATCCAATCACCCAGGATGTCTTACGTAAAGCGAAGGAGTTACGTTCGACCCAAGCGTCGGTATCCAACAAGGAGAATGTCCCCCCGACGCCGCCGTTACTCCGTCAAGAAGCGGACCTATAGGAAGAAGTCGTTCCGACGTGCCGTTGTAAAAATAGCTTCTCGGAAGAAGCAAGACAACATGCAATGCGCAACCTATGACCCCTTTGATCCTGAGGGTACGGTTACTTCCGGTCCGGTAACATTCAATGCCGCAGATGGTCTTCAGACCATGTTGTGGATGCCTACTGGTCGTACCAGGGAAACCATACAAGGTGGTGACCAGGGTACTATAGACGACATCGCAACCCGTACTTCAACCACTGTGTTTTATCGTGGCCTCAGTGAGAGAATACAGATTCAAACGTCCGGCTCGGGCGCCTGGCAATGGCGCCGAATATGTTTCGAGTTCACAAGCAATGCACTTGAGACGGATATTCCCGGTCAAACAACTCTTCCCCGACCTTACCTTTTTACTTCTTCCGGCAACATGCGCGCATTAGGTCCTGGCATGCAGGCAGGCTCCCTTGGCACTGCATACCTCACGCATATATTCAATTTCGTGTTCAAGGGTCGTCAGAACGTTGATTGGAACAACGTGTTCACCGCCAAGACCGACCCCGCACGAGTCAAGATAAAGTACGACAAGTACCGCATCATTCAGTCACACAATGACACCGGTGTCATCAAGCATTACAAGGATTGGTTGCCAATGAACAGGACGTTCCACTACGATGAGGACGAGGATGCCGCCGAGCAGTCAGAGGCGGTGTATGCCTCAGCCACTAGAGGAAACATGGGCAATTATTATGTTTTCGATTTGATCTTCCCAGCGTTGTCAAATACGGATGAAAGTATTTCATTCGGTCCTACTGCTACTCTGTATTGGTCTGAACGATAGGTTCGGCCAGATGAATGAAGTCGCAATTCCCTTCCAGCCAATCAATATCGTTCTGTGTCAGATGTGCTTCCTGTCGAGGATCGTCGTTGCTTAGCCATATGACAGGCTTTCCCCATGTAATTAATACAGGGTCCTTATAAAGAACTTTGACCTGAAAGTTTGACTGACACCCTAGCCAGTTCTTATACTGTGGCACATATTTCAACTGCATGTCGTCGAAAACGGCATAGTCGACATCGCCATACCTCATAGCCTCACTTCCAGAGTACAGCCCACAAAAGTATATGTGAGGCCCTAGCGATCTAGCCCACACTGTCTTGCCAAGCCTAGTAGCTCCGTAAAGGACAAGAGACTTTCTTCTGCGAAAGATTAGTAAACCCACGAGGTCTGAACCAAGATCTGGAAACTTCGCAGAACGGGGGGGGTCGGGGCAGCCGACACTTTGGCCCCCCCCGAAGGGCCGGGGGGACCCCCCCC